TGAATAATGAACAGAGGAGGAAACATGAAAGACACACTTTACACAGGACTTGCCATGGGTGGACCCATGGAAGGTAAGGAAGTAGAGAGTAGATTTCCTGGTGGAATCCTTTTTGTTAGTAAGGCCACCAACGAAGCTTGGCTTTACGATTATTTCGAAAAGGAATCAACTACCAGGTTTTATCTTCGTCCATTAGGCTACGACGTAATTTGGAACAACATGTCGTTTGATCAGAAAATAGAAGTTATCAAACAAACTACGTTAGATGACCTAGACGCTACTCGTGAACTCGATTACGAAAAAAGAATTGCTGCGGCTGAAAGTTTTAACACTGAGGTTAGAGCACTACCTGAGGAGGTTGTTAGATGACAACACTATCAACAACCAGCCTTAACTGGCTAGCCTCTCAATGGGAAGATGCCTACACTTCAGCAGTATTATCTGGAATCGTAGGTGATTTAGCCCATGCTGCTAGAGGTGGTTATCACATTTCTCGTGAAGACCAGTCCTCAACTAATTATTCCGTAATCAGAGCTGACGACAAGGCGGGAAACGGTCCTTCAGATCGAGCTGCTGCTATTGATATGACCATGAGTACTGCGGACATCATCAAATGTCATACTCGCCTAAGAACATTCTGGAAAAATAACGACCCACGTATGAAATATTTAAATGCGTGGAACGGCTGGGATGGTAATGGCGATGCAGGACGTTATGATGTTGTTAAACACACTATAGGCGTTGCATCAGCAGACCATAAATGGCATATTCACCTAGAAATTCGACGTAAGTATGTAAACGATATGACAGCAATGAAAGCGATACTTTCATTGCTGAAAGGCGAGGCTTCAGTAGTAACCCCTACTAAGCCTGCATCACCAGTGGAGGATGATGACATGACTAAGGAAGAAATGCTTGCACTTTTAAAGTCTGCTGAAGGTCGCGCAGCTATTCAAAGTGCAGTACTGGGAAGTAACGCAGGAAACAAGGCTTACCCTACCCGTACACTTCAGAATTTCATTAACGATCTTTGGGGTGTTCGTGATTATGTAACTAGCGACGCTCCTGGAACTAAAGTAGCTGGCGTCAAGGCTGATTCAATTCTTGGCAAGCTTAGCACAGTATCAGACCAGATCAAAGTTCTTGCAGGTAGAGACTTTGTTGACGAAAATGCTGTAGCTAGTGCACTTTCTGCTAATACAGCATTTGTTAATGCTCTATCAACTAAGGTCGCTGAAAAGCTACCTACCGGAGTTGAAGTATCACCAGCAGAACTTGCTGAAGCCCTAAAGACAGCTTTGCGTGAAGGCGTAGTACAAAAATAATAGGTTCTAATATTAAGCTCCAACTTCTGATACAATAGAAGTTGGAGCTTTTTGTTTAGGAGAATTATGCTAGATTTAGATTTAAACGATAATGAATTTGATCTTACTGTCTATGTGCCAACAAGAGGAAGACCTGAAAATGCTTTAAGATTACAGGATGCTTTCTTTCGTACGAGCAGATTAATGAGCAGAGTAGTGTTCATTAACTCGGCTAACGATGAACATCTTGACCGTTATCTGGGACTGCATGAAAATATTACTGTCTCTCCTACCAAGCCAGGATTTGTTAATCCATTAAATTTGGGATATTTAGAGGACAGAAAAAAAGTTTATAGTTATGCCGTAGGATTTATGGGTGACGATCATTTGCCAAGAACCGATGGCTGGGATGAAATGTTTGTGCAAAGCCTTCTTGAAATGAAATCTGGTTTTGTTTATGGTAACGATGGATTTCAGGGAGTCAGAATTCCTACTCAAGTAGCCATGACTTCTGACATTCCTTTAACCTTGGGTTTTATGACTCTACCACAATTAAGTCATCTTTATGCAGACAATTGGTGGTTGGACTTTGGAAACAGAATCGGAAAGATTAAATATGTCAACGATGCTGTAATAGAGCATATGCACCCTGCGGCAGGTAAAGCTAATTCTGACGCTGGATACGAATTCTCAGGGTCGTTTGCGCTGGACCTGAGTGATAGAGGCATCTATGAAAGTTACCTTGATTCTAACATCGAAGGTGATGCAAAAACTGTGTTAGGCATGATGAGAAGAACAGGAAAACTATGAGACGAGATTTAGTATTTACCGCTTACAACCGACCTGAGTATCTTCAGCAAACTATCTCAAGTTGGAATAACGTACGAAACTTAAAACAATGGAACGCAACATTTTACATTGAGCCATCAAATCAGCAGGCTGTTGTTGCGGAAATAGCAATGGCTTTGGATACTACAGTAACAACAAAAATTAATCCAGAAAAACTCGGAGTATTAATAAATCCTTGGAACGCCCTCAACGAAGCTTTTGAATCTGGTGCTGATTTTGTTGTTTTAGCTGAAGATGACGTATTAGTAAGTCAAGACATTCTTGAGATGTTTGAATGGGCTTCTGTAGAATACGAAACTTCTAAACATGTCATGATTATTAATGCCTTCTCTAATTCGGCAGAAGGTAAAGCTAATCAGATAACTCAAGATCCTAAATTCAGTCCTTTAATTTGGGGAGTATGGCGCAAGTATTGGGAAAGTCATCTAAGAGATACTTGGGACAAAGACTACTCTACCGGAAACGAGGATGGTTCTGAAGCTGGCTGGGATTGGAATATAAACAGAATCTTAGCTGATAATGAACTTAATGTTATAAGACCTATGCATAGCAGATCAAGTCATATTGGTTTGTACGGAACACATATGACCCCTGACTTATTTGAACAAAGCTTAGGAGCTGAATTCACACAAGCCAGAGGCCGTCAACGCTATAACGAAGTTTAATCCAGAGGATCTTGACTTGGAAGCTCAGAATGCTCTCCTGCGTCTGTTTCTCCTAGAATACGAATGTCTGTACCGTAGTAAAGATCACCAGGAGTTACATCTTGAGGTAATCTACCATCTTTGAAAACCTGGAATCCTGCATGGCTTAGAAGGTAATCTCCAAGCTGGCTGCAAATCATGCGACCTGACTTAGCGATATACTTTCTAAGCCATTTTGCTTTTAATCCCCAATGAGCTAAAGCCAAAGCAAGATAATCAGTGAAGCTGTACTTGATTCCACCAGGACGAGCCATCAACCTACGAGCTTCGTTAACCAGCTCAGATCTTTGTTGCTGATTTAAAGGCAGTCTAGCATAGACTACGTCTGTTTTATATTCTCGGTCCAGAGGAGCGAATCTAGCACCCTTAGGCATAGCTTCTAGTACCGTGTCGTCATCCATTACTACGAACACATGAGTAAACCTGCAAGCATCACCGGTAATAGCCTGACCTAAGTTAACCCACCAACCTGTTAAGCCAGTGATTCTGGTAAAACCAAGATCTCCTGGTCTCAAATTCATTTCATCTGATATTACGCCCATTAGTCCTCCCTATTTAAAGTCTCCTTACGATATTCATCGGAAGTCTCAAGAAGTCTAGTCATCTGTTTTGACCACTCGCTTTCTTCGATAAAAATTATGTAGATCATGTATCCCATAAAAGCAAAGCCAATAAGTACTTCTACGAAGTATTCCATCTTCTCAAATCCAAGTGTAGGTAAGTATGTTCTTCCTAGGGAAGGTCAGAAGGGACGTTCTCTTTCCCCATCCATAGAACTTTCATACTCTACGATGTCATCGTTATAATAAGCTTGCTTAGCTTCAAGATATTCTAAATACTTTTCTAGGTTTTTCTGGATGGTCTCTCGTTGTTTTTCAATAGACGCCTCTATAGAACCTGCGCGAGTAATAGAAGCTTTGGCTGATCGAATCATGACCTTAATTGATTTCTCATCGATCTTCTTAGCTTGCTCGATCCACCACTTGTAGGAAACTCTTACTTTCAGAACCAGTTCAGCATCTTCGTAGTAAGTTGGATCTAGTTCATCTTCTATGTATGTAAAATATTTGATTCGCACACCCTCAGCAAAAATCTTCTGCTTTACGGTGCCACCTTCAATGTTTGGGAACTCTTCTAAAGTCATCATGTATACATAGTAACAGATCAACTCTAGTATTTGAAGTGTAGGTAAGTATGTTCTTCCTAGGGAGGTTGCTAGGCGTAGAGATGTGCTGTATAGTTACATCCAACATACAAAGAGAGGAGTAATGTTTTGTCTCAGCCAACATTGTCACGAGATGAATTACACACACTTCGTGCATTTACTTGGGTATCTTACATGATGACTCACGAAGTTGCTGAGATGAATAATTTACTCAAATATGGAACACCGTCAGATAGACTAATTAAAATAGCAGCTAAGTCTATAAGTATGACAACAAGTGAAGGTCGTACTAGAAAGATATTTTTCCCAGAATCCTTGAGTACTGGCAAGGGTCAAAAATTGCTGTACAAAATTGCTGCTAGAGTTAAAGAATACATTCAAACTGTTCCTGTTCAAGCTCATAGTCTTTACGAGGAAATCAAGGCTACTTTCAGTCACCGTCGTAAGGATACGCTTAGTAATTATCTGATGGTTGCTGAAGCTGTATGCCATAGAGCTGCTTCTGAATTTAAGCATGAAGTTCTTTTTGCCTTCGATTCTATTATTGAATGGGTGAAATCTGTCTACGGCAAGGACCTAGGATATCTTACCGTTCGTAAGGCGTTAGAAGCTTTGGAAGCAGCAGGATTTTTCAAGGTTCGTGAGTGGGGTGTTAGAGGTAACAGATCCAAGTGTACTAAGATTGAGATTCTTACCTCCTCCAGGAACTACATACTTACCTACACTTCAAAAGTAGATGACTGGTTGCTGTACCTAGACCATGCCATGATGAAGGTATATTCACGTGAGAGCACTACCAGACAGGATGTGTTGGAGCAGAACATCCATACTTACGCAGAGCATGTCAGCAAGGAAACCTCTCTGTATTCTCAGGGCTATAGACTGTTTCCTTCAACCGATGCTAAACTGGTTGAGAGCACAGAAAGTGCTGTTGTTGAAATAGAAGAGGTACTGTGGGATGACGTATACATTGATAGACTTTTGGGCGGAATGGTGCAACCCATGCAAGCGCATGTCACCAATTTTGGATAAGATCGATCAAAATCGTGATGACGTAGTTTTGGTTAAAGTAGATGCAGACAGCGACAACAACGAAAATCTTATGCATGAATATGACATCAGATCTATTCCAACTTTAGTTCTGCTAGATCCTGAAGGTAATCCTGTTGGTGAGCTTATTGGAGCAAAATCAGAGCCGTTTATCCAGGACTGGCTTGATGAAAAGCTAGGTGTTAAGTCTTGAGTAAGGATAGTATTCCGTCAAAAGAACTTGAACAAGTTGCTAGGAAAGCATTTAAAGCTAGCCGTAGGTTAGTTCAAGGTGGGCAGGCTCTACTTGCTGATGTAAAGGCAGCTAAAAAGAAATAACCGATATTCTCCGTCAGGAGGTATTGATTATGACTAACACAGGTCCAGACTTTATTGAATCAGCTTTTGAGCTGGGGGATGAAAATGTCCCTATGAAATATACTATGCTTCATACTGCTATTATGCAGAAAATGCTAGAAGAAGCAAAGAACGTTCCGATGACTACTGCTAATTATATTCTCATCGAACGTATTGCTACTAACTACATTATTATCAAAATGCGTGAAGCAGCAGGATTTGATATGTTGAATCCTATCGCACAAGATAAACAAAATACTTATCTTCTTTCAGTTTTAGCTCAATTTCAGAAAATGCTTGCTAAGGCTACTGCTCAAGAAGATCGTGAAGCTACTTTGCGTGAGGTAAAGGATATTATTACCAAGGTAATGAAATCTTCAGACAATCCTGCCAAGGCAGAAGTGTTCCAGGATCTTATTCAAGAGTTTAAGAAGGTTGGAATCTAATTGAAAGCTAAGTTTATCAATAAATTTATGTTTCTTGGTGTAGAAGTTTACAATTATCTAGATCTTGATACTAATGATTTTGTTTGGTTAGAGGGCGGTAGGTCTGGCAAAGAAATGCGCAGAATTCCAGAACCTGTTAGTCGTTTACAGCAAACAGGTCGAGCTATTGATGTTCCTTCACCTATCTGGGGACAGATTCAAAATAATTATATAAGATACCTAGGTCCTTTTCCTCATGAACCTAATCATAAGAAAAGTTACCACACGCATTACTAAGAAAAGCAGTCTGACTTCGGTTGGACTGCTTTTTTGTGTTTACCGATAATGCAATAAGACTCTGTACAAGTAAGGAGATTATTGTGTTTGACAAATCAGACGAGGATTTAATTATCTACATGGCAGGTTGTACCCTAGCCCGAGTACCAGGTAACCAAAACTGGCTTGAAGAAAAAGCTGTGGGGGGCCTTCCTGAGTATATCTGTCGTATCGCTAGGGCTATCCATCGAGGAGATGCTGCTAAAACTATTTCTGAAGTTATTGCTATTGCTGTAAGTAGAGTTAAGGTATGGTCTCGTGGCGGCGGTGGGGTTACTGCTAAAACTAAGGCAAAAGCAGCAGTAGCTTTGGCAGAATGGGAATCCAAAAAAAAAGCTGCTAAATTAGATAACAAAGTAAAAGCATCTAACATTACTCTTGACCTTTCTAATCTTGAAACTTCATTAACAGACGCACAGCTTGAAAAAGCTGGGCTTATTCCATGTACTGTAAAAGATAATACAAGTCTTGTAGAAGCTGTGGCATTAACTCAGCAACGTCGCAAAGAACAAGCTGACTTGCTTAGATTCAGCGCAGACAAGCCTAACCTATCAGCATTAGTAAGAAGGTAATCATGAACTTATCAGACTTGCTGGTAGGATCGATGGACGACAATCCAAAGTCTGACTTGGAATCTATATTTGCCGAAGAGCCAGTTCCGTTGGATGTGTTTATCAGAGATAAGAAATTTATGGGTGCAGGAGACGCATGGCAGTTATCTGCTGTTCAATATGAATGCGTTCGTTACTCAGAACGTGTCTATTTTCCTGAAATCTATCCCTTGATGGGTGAGCACTTCGATTCTTACTGGGCCGAACCTATTAGAATGGTTAATTTTATTAATCTTCAATGGGGTAAGGGTTCAGGTAAGGGTCACGTATGTCGTACTATTTCTTTGCGCGTAGCTTATCTGTTGCTTTGCCTTAGATCTCCGCAAGAATATTTCGGTATGCCTGCACAGGATTCTATCCATTTGCTTAATGTTGCTATGAACGCCCAGCAGGCTCAACGAGCATTCTTTGATCCTGTTGAAAAGCTTGTACGTACATCACCTTGGTTTAGAGATAAGGCTGCCCCTACTCGTGGAGCTATTGTTTATGCCAAGAACGTTGAAGCTATTTCAGGTCACTCTGAAGCTGAATCTCAGGAAGGTCTTAATCTTTTACTGGGTGTAGCTGATGAGGTTGATGGTTTTAAGTCTAAGGAAGAGGTTAGAGGAAATACTACAGGAAGAGTGCCACAGAATACTGTAGAAGGTATTTTAGATATGATGAGAACTTCATCGTCTACACGATTTCCTGTGACGTTTAAAAACGTACGTATCTCTTACCCTAGATATCTTGGTTCCGCAATTCAGCGTTTAACTCAGCAGTCTAGAGACGACATCGAGAAGCGAGGGGAAAAGTCTCGTCACTACGTCTCAGGACCACTACCTACTTGGATTGTAAATCCTAACTTCAAGAAGTTTGAAATGGTTAAGGTTGAAGGAACTGATGAATTGATTCCTGAAATCTATCGCGAAGACTACGAAGAAGATGTAAACATGGCTAAGGCTAAATATGAATGTAAGCCTAGCAAAGCATCTAACCCATTTTTTCGTAATGAATTCTTGGTTCGTAAATCATTTACTCAAACTCATCGCCAGCCTATAGAAGTAATTTACTATAAGCAAGGTAATAGCTGGGAAGTTAAATATGACTTCGCTAATGATTTCGTACCAATCAAGGGTGCTCAATATGCTATGCATGGAGATTTAGCTGTTTCAGGTGACCGCGCCGGTATTGCGATGGCCCATGTTGTACGTAAAGAAGAGTTTGAGTCTGAAGTAAAACTTGAAAACGGTGAAGTATCTACCATCAGGGAAATGCGTCCTATTGTTAAAGTAGATTTTGTATTCAGTTTTGAATCTGCTAAGGGTGAAAATCCTCCACGAGAAATTCAGATCCGCTGGGCTCGTGAATTAGCTTATGAGCTTAAGAAGCGAGGGTTTAGAATTAAGCGATTTACCTTCGATGGTTTCGAATCACGAGATTCTATGCAGATTCTAGAGAAATCAGGAATTGAATCAAAGAAGGTTTCTACAGATCGTTCTAACGAACCTTGGCGAAACCTTATGGATGTTATGTACGACGGAAGAATGATAGCTAAGCATCGTGACTTACTTGTTGATGAATTGCTCGGTTTAACTATTCTTCCAAACGGTAAGGTTGATCACCCTAGAATGGGTTCTAAAGATGAAGCTGACGCATTAGCGTGTGCAGTTTTTGGAGCCGTTGAGCAAGGCGGAAGAGAAAATGAGAGCGGAGAAGCTGCTTTTTATACTCCTGCACAGTTTTTTATGGGTCCAAGAGTGGAATTACCGGCTGGTATGTCACATTCTTTGATGAACCAGCAACAAATTTGAGATCTTCCTGCCGATGTTTAAAAAAGATGTCGGCAGGAGGAACTTATGGCAAGAGAAGATATGGCAACACCAAAACCTCGCCCTATGGTGGAAAGAGGCTTTAGTGATTATATGCCTTTCACAGAACCTTATGAGGGTTCTCATTTAGTATATAAGCATTCTGAAGTTACTATCGATCAACTTGTCAGAATGCGTCAGACAGACGGTCAGGCACGCGCGCTGTATCGTCTTATTACGCTACCTATTCGTGCAGCTTTGCAGAACGCTACTTTTGTTCCAGCAGAAAATGTAGAAGGTGGAGATGAGGAAGCTGAGTTTATCGATCAGCTATTTAATCTTCCTCCTAATGTTGGTGGAATGAGTGTTCCTTTTACTCGCGTAGTAGCTCAGATGCTTCAAGCTATATTTGATGGTTATGCACCGTTTGAATTAGTATATGATCAACCTACCAAGGGTCCTTTAAAAGGTAAGTGGACTCTTAGGAAGATGAATTACCTTCCTGCGGATACAGTTAAATTCTTGGTAACAGCAGATGGAAGTTTCGATGGTTTCAGACAGGTTACTCAAAAGCCAGGTGGTAAAATCCTTGATATTAAGATTCCTAGAGATGCTTGTGTATATTATGCCGCCCAAGAGGAAGAAAATCGCTTCTACGGACTCAGCTATTTCCAAAGTGCGTACTATCATTATGACAAGAAAGTAAAGCTTTACTACCTTATGCACCTAGCAGCTCAGCGTTCTGCTGTAGGTACTCGTGTTGGTACTGTTCCAGAAGACCACTCAACAGATGAACTTAATGCTTTCCGTATGGGTCTATCTGACTTGGGTGTAGCCCAGTGGATGACAAAGCCTGAAGGTTACGATGTAGAGCTTCTAAAAGAAGGTGGAAGTTTTGACTTCTTATCTTACATCAATCATCACAATTCTCAGATGTCTAAATCAATTCTTGCTGCGTTCTTTGATGAACAGCAGGGTTCTGGTGGAGACGCATCTTTGGTTGACTTCGGTAAGCAGACTGACTCTTTGTTCGTAATGATGCTTCAAACTATTATGACAGAAATTGCTTCTATTATTAATCATTACATCATTCCTCGCTTCATCGATTGGAATTTCAATTCCAGCAAGTACCCTGAGTTTCGTTGGGGTCCCTTCACAGATGACCAGAAGGATGCCATCCAGGATGTTTTCAAGGCTATTGCTGGCATTCAAGGTGGAAACTTCACCAAGGAATTTGCTCGTGAAATTGAAAAGAAGGTTTCTTCTGAATTCGGTCTAGAAATTGATTACGAGACAATCGAAGAAGAAGAAAAAGCTATGGAGCAGGCACAGGCAGTAGATGCTGGTGGTGAAGTATCTCCTGAAGGAATTCCGTCACCTGAAAACGCATTACCTACAGAATTTTTGCCTGAAGGCTTGAGCTTATCTTATTCTGATGGAACTATTGAATTTGCTGGTATTCGTAAGGTAAATTCACAAGAAGGTGTTCGTCGTTATGGGCTTCCTATTGGAACGCCTTTAGGTACTGGTGGTGGAGCAGTAGGTGCTAAGCAGACTGCATCTAAAGTAAGTCCAGCTAAAGGTACTTATGCGAAATCAAGTGATCCTAGGGTTTCACAGGGTGAAGATACTAAGCCAGCTAAGGGTGAATCAGGAGAGAAGTCTGCTGTAGTAAGGATTTTAACTCATCCAAATCCTAAATTGAAGAATGCTAAAGTTCTTGTTTATGCAGACGGTACTGTACAACTTCAATTCCCTGATGGGTCTAAGTCTGCCAAAATTGCTATCGATTGGAAGTTGTTCCGTGAAAAGGGATGGACAGCTTCTATTACAAGGGAGAAAAAATAACAATGAATCAGTTCACCTTAGAGATGCGTAACGCTTTGGTTGAACTTGGTGAAAAGGGAATTACTCTTGAGGCCAAGGAGCCTGAGTTCGTTGTATTCGCTGGTAAGCAATTAAGGCCAGGTCGTTATGGTAGAGCTAAAGGTTATGCAAAAGCTTTTCTTATCGTAGCTACCGATGGCAATACTTACTACCAGAATAAGCATGGCGTAGTCAGCAATAGACTAACTGCTAAAGCATTCTTAACACATTGGGATGCAGGTATGTCAACTTATTTAGGAGAAATTTAAATTCTGCCGATGTAAATTATGTTGGCATAGTAGGAGGTCACACAGATGAACGATCTAGTAATCATCCCTAGTAGGGACGGTGAAGCTTATAACGAAATGGACCAAGCTCGTGTAGAGCTGTCTCGTCAAAGCACCGGTACCTTATTTAGGAAGCATATCCTTACCAAGGGTGAGTTAATTCATCCTGGTAATAAATCTCGTATTAAAGTAGATGATGCTTTTGTAGCTAAGCTCAAAACCAATTTTGATAATAAGGTTTGCCCTATTGTTCAAGTTCCTTTAGCTAACGATTCAAATCAGCACGTCGAAGATCCTGATCGTAATGTCGGTGAAGTTATCGACATCGAGGTTAAGGATAATAAAGTTTATGCAGTAATTGACGCTCGTAGAAATGTAGATAGATTTAAAGATAAGACTTACATTGGTGCTTCTGCCATGCTTTCTCTTGACTATGAAGATACCAATACAGGTTTGAAGTCTGGACCTACACTTTGTCATGTAGCCGTAACTAATCGTCCCTACATTACAAACTTGGAAGATTACGAAGAAATTGTTAAAGCATCAGCCGATAATTCAGAAGAAGCGGTTCTTCTAACTGAACCGGCTATTGAAGATTCAACAGGTTCAGAGAACGAACCAGAGGTAGAGGAGCACACAAAGATGACTAAGGAAGAGCTTCTTGCAGCTCTAAAGGCTGAGCACGGCATTGATGTTGCTGCTCTTCAAGCCGAAGCTGAAAAGCCAAAAGAAGTAACATCTACTGATGTTACTGCTGAGCTATCAAACAAGCTTGTTGCAGCTTTGACTGATGCTGGCGTTGTAAAGCTATCCGCAGATAATGCTGATGCAAATGTTGAGCAGGTAGTAGGCGCAGTAGTAGAGCTAGCAAACGATAATGTAAAGCTAACCAACCGTATTGATGCTCTTGAGCTATCAAACAAGGAAATTGTTGCGAAGACTGAGGTTGCTACTCAAGTCCGTGAGGGCTTTATTAACCCAGCTAAGGAAGACGCAATGGTTAAGCTTTATCTTTCAAACCAGGAACTTTACAAGGAATTGCTTCCATCAGAGCCTATTGTCGAACTAAGCGTACAGCGCGGTTCTTCAGTAGATGCTGATGATAAGAAAGTAGAGCTAGACGTAGACGCAGAAGTTGAGCGTATTCTAAAGCTTAGCGCCTGATTAGGAATTAATTAAAAGAAAGAGGAAATAAACATGGCAACGGATTCTTTTGAGAAGATTCCTTCACCTGGCTACGTGAGCCCTACCCATTCTTATGCTCCAACAGAGATTCTTTACTCTACTGCTGGATTTACTCAGAAGGGTGTAACTCTCGCAGCCAATCAAGGAATTCTTCCTGCTGGTACAGTACTAGCACAGAACACAACAACAAAGCGTTATGTTGTTTATGCAAACGGTGGAGCTAACGGAACAGGTACTCCTGTTGGTATTCTTCGTCGTTCCGCAGATACGCGTACAGGCGAGCAGCAAGCCAACATCGTAATCCAGGGTATTCTAAAGCTATCCTTGGTTTCTGGTGCTGACTCAAACGCTATTACTACTCTTAATGCTGCAACAAACGCATCTATGGGAACGTTCAAATTCTAGAAGCATTTGTACACATATGTCCGTTTTAGAATTCGATGTATGTGTGCTATAATTGAAAGGCGTTCAATTGAACGCCTTTCTTTTTACCTAAGGGCGTTAAAACTTGAAAACTTGTTTTGATTGTAAAAATAGTAAACCTTTTATTCGTTTTAGCAAAGACAGTAAATCTAAAGATGGTTATCAGGGCAGATGCAAAGATTGCTTTAAAATAAAAAATCGTCAAAGGTATATTGAGCAGGGCGACAAAATTAGAAAGCAAGTTAGGTCGCGTGCTCAGGCAACTGGAGCTAACAAAGCTTATTATGAAGCTAACAGGCAGTATTGGCAACAGCGCTATCAGGAAAACAAAGAAGAAATTACTGAACGTCATAAGGCTTATGCCAAAGCTAATCCTGAGGTTCGTAAAGCTATTAAGTCTCGTTATCGTTCAAAGTTAGTCAAGGGCATGTCCAGGTTGGATCGTAAAAAGTCAGTAGACTACCGTAAGAAAATTAAAAATAATCCCTGTCATTATTGTGGTAAAATTAAAACTGACATGCAAGACGATCATTATTATCCTTTAGCTAAAGGCGGAACTGATCATTGGTTTAATATTGTCAGGTCATGTTCTACATGCAATCAAAGCAAAAATGCTAGATTAGTTAGTTCAATTATAAAATAATTGATGAGAGCTATCCTTCGGGGTGGCTCTTTTCTTTTGTCTTGACGATATCTTACTTAGACGAAGGAGGTATTTATGCCAACAACCCTTAGATACACCACATCAGGCCCCCTGGAGATTGAAGATAAAATATTACAACTTATTGCTGATGGGGTAGACCCAGATATTATTAGACTTGAAATTGAAGAATATTTAGCAGAGCATGGCGTTACTACCCCTGGATACCTTTATGACAGAAACAGCATTGTAGCTTCGACGTGGATTATTGATCATAATTTAAACAAATATCCTCAAGTCACTCTAATTGATGATGACGGTAATATGTTTGAGGCCGATGTTTTTTATAACAGTTTAAATCAGGTTACTGTGGTTTTCTCAGTGCCAACATCAGGTAAGGCGGTATTAATATGACTACCAAGTATCTTGGTACAGGAAAAAACTTTGGTAACCAGAGGCTTTTAGCTGTTGGTGATCCTCAGGCAGAAACAGACGCTATCAATTTACAATCTGCTCGTAGATTAGTTCAAGGTGTAACCAACCGTAAGGAAGCTGTACGAGTAGCTACTACAGCTAATATTTCAGTATCAGCTCCGGGTGCAGCCATCGATGGTGTTACCTTAGCCAACGGTGATCGAGTTCTTTTGAAAGATCAGACTACCGGCTCTCAAAATGGTATTTATGATTTCAACGGATCAGCGGTAGCTTTAACTCGATCTGTCGATTCTGATTCTGACGCAGAAGTAAAGCCAGGTACTCAAGTATTCGTTTCAGAAGGAACAGTAAACGGAAATACTACATGGCAAATTACTACTGACGGTCCTATTGTTGTAGGTACCACAACATTAGTTTGGGCTCAGACCGGAGCTGGTGGAACTACTTACACCGCAGGTAATGGTCTTAGTTTAACATCTAATGCATTTGCTGTTGTACCAAAAGCTAACTCAGGTATTGCTGTCGATTCTGGTGGAGTATCTGTTGTTGCCGCAGGAGGTCTAACTGTAGGATCTTCAGGTGTAGTTATCGCCTCAGGTGCAGCGGGTAATGGTTTAACTCTTACTTCTGGAGTTTTGGATGTAGTTGGTGGTACAGGTATTACTGTAGCTGCTGATCTTGTATCTTTGGATACATCCGTAGCTGTTCGTAAGTATGCTGTCAACGTTGGTAACGCCGCTGCTACTACTATTGTAGTAACTCACTCATTAGGAACTAGAGATATTACTTGGTCAGTTCAGGATGCTACTACATTTGAATTTGTAGAAGTAGATGGTGTAGCTACTAACACAACTACACTTACTTTGACATTCGCTACTGCTCCTGCATCTAATGCTTACAGGGTGGTTGTTCATGGCTAAGTTTTTGAATCGTTTACGAATTCCAATTTTTACTTCTGACCCTTCAGCCGGAACTATTAACGAAGCTGAAATTTGGTATAACAACACTTTAAAACAATTCAGATTTAAATCTCCTGATTCAAACCCGGTTTCTATCGATGCTTCTGCTCGATTTAACGATTGGGGCGCTAACCGTTGGTATATGACTACGGACGGTACTGCGACTACTGCAAACGTTACAGTAAACAGAATGTATGGAATTCCTTTTACTGTAACTAGAACAGCAGATTTAAACGGTATTGCTATGGAAATTACTACGGCATTTACTACCACTGTAGGTACAGTACGAGCAGGATTATATTATTCTGATTACACCAACACTCCTACTACACCTATAGCAGATTATGGAACGGTAGCAGCTACTGTAGGTATTAGGACCTTTACAGGATTTACTACTACCTTATCACCAGGTAGTTATTTCATAGCAATAGTAGTTCAAGGTGGAGCTACAGGTGGAACAGGTGCATTTAGAACTTCTACAGGAACAGCACAGCAAGTAGGTGATAACGGAACTACACCATCGTCTACATTTTTTAGCGGAACGATGAACACTTATTATTCTGCTACTGCTGTTTCTGCTGCTTTCCCATCACCGTTTGGAACTATTACAGGATCAGTCGCAGGACCAAGGATTGCTATAAGATTTAACAACTAATTTAGATTGTAAATAAGTTTGACCGATAGATAAAAAAGACAACAAAGATAGACCAGCTAAGTGAGCCAAATTCTGGCAGCGCAGGTCGGGCCTTTAAAAAGGTCGCTGAACTTATTTTGGGAATGCAAATAACTGCGGCCCCTGATGATGAAGGAGACATCGTGCCAGATATTAGTATGTTAGAGCCTTTGGTTCTATTGGGTGTCGTAGATAAGCTTCCTAGCCCACAGAATATGTTGCTTCTTAACAGCACACCAAAGCGCCAAGTTCCTACCCAAACTGTTACTTGGGATATTATTCGTGGTTCTCGTCAGATGGCGAAGCCTAACGTTCCTAACTCAGAAGCTCACATCGTAGGTCGTCTAGGACGCGAGCAGGCATCTGCTAGCCTACTATACGTACGTGAGAAAAAGGTTTTCGAACCTACTACTCTAATGTGGCTTCGTGAGGTTGGAACTCTTAACGGTAAGATTAACGCTGAGCGTGAAATTACTCGTGAGCTTCAGGATCTAAACAACCGTATCGATGCTTTTGTTGAGTATACTCTTTGGAAGGCACTTGGTGGAAACCTTGTGCTAGACTTCCCAGACGTGCAGGCAAGCATTGATTACAAGTTCCCAGCAGACCATAAGGTTACTGTTTCTACAGCATGGGCAACAGCTTCACCTACAAAGATCATCGAAGACGTTCAGGCATGGAAGAAGCTTGTTCTTAATCATGGCCGTGTTACAGCTAATAAGGCTTTTGCTACTCAGGATACTATTGATCGTATTATGCACAGCTTTGCAGCTAACGCTACTACCGGTGGTGGCTTAGTGCTACAGGCTGGTGGAGCGCTATTGACAGATCGTATGAAGGATCAGTATGTTTCCTCAGGTACTCTTCCTGGATTCCTAGGTCTTGACTGGACTCCTGTTGAACACGTATACGAAACAGATCTTGGTGAAGAGATCGGATACCTAGCAGATGATACAATCATCCTGGGTAACTTCGACACCAACCGTCCTACAGAGCTTCTAGAAGGCCCAACAGCCGACTTCTCAGCTCCAAACAACTTCATTGGTCGTTACACAAAGAGCTGGCAGGAGCCTGACCCATCAGGTCGTCAGGTTCTAATTGAGTACAACTTCCTACCTATTGTTACTCGTCCCGAGCAATTTGTTATTGCGGATGTAGCACCTTGAGCAGGTAGTTTGACCTAAGTAAGTTTAAATGATAGGCTAGCATTCTTCGGGGTGCTAGCCTATTTTTATGTCTTAGTAGACGAAGAGTGTCCCTGTATGCTAGACTAGTAGAAATGCTCACGTAAGATACGAGCACACTTAAACTTAAGGAATACATTTTGCCTAATATTGAATGGACTTCTGGAAACATTCAACTTCTTCTTCAGTGTAAGACAGATGATGAATTACGAGGAATGTTTCCAGAATCCAACATTGAGACGCTAAAGCGTCGCCAACGAGAATTTAAAAACAATTATGTAGCTCCTGATGTAATTTTGGTCCCAGATGTAGACGCTAACGCTGAGGCAGGATCTATTCAGATTACCGGGGATTCTGGTGTAATTAAGACCGGCACTGTAGCTGAACCCATTACTGACTGGACAGATACTCTTAAGCTTTGGGGTCTTGATCCTGAAGTATTTGAAGTAATTCAGCCTGTCACTATGAAGGCTTGGGGGAAGCCTAGAGATTTCAGGTACAGCTATGCTGCCAGAATTCAAAAGAAGGCTGAAGTTGAGCCTGATGTTGAAAGTACTCTAGACATTGCTGGATGGCGTGAAAACCTAAAGCAGCTTATAAACTTTCCACCTAAAAAAGTTTATGGCAGTGAATTAGCTTACCCTATTCTTGTAGCAGATCCTCAGCTAGGTAAGCCTGGTACAGAGGAAGCAGTAAATAACTGGTCTGCTGGAATCGAAGGTCATACTAAGCGTGTATCAGATCTTATTTCTAATGGTTACCCAATTTCAGAACTAGCACTTGTTTTTATGGGTGATGAGCATGAAGGCGCCGTAGGTAACTATGCTTCACAGCCCTATGAGGTTGAACTTAATTACTCAGAGCAGATTCAACTAGACTTTGATATGCGAGTATGGAGCATTAGGCAGCTACTTCAACTTGGGCTTCCTATTAAGATTGGTTCCGTTCCATCTAACCATGGTGAGCATACTCGTTTTGGCGGGAATAAAGCTCTAACAAGTATTTATGACAACTCGTCTACTATGGTTGCAGCACTAGTTAAAAAGGTGTTTGAAGGTACTCAAGTAGAGAACAGTCTAACGTGGGAAATTGCCCACGAGCGCCAAGATGTTAATCTTACTCTTGGTGGAGTAAAGGCTAACTTTACTCACGGGCATATTTCTAAGGGTTCGAGTGCTAAGACTGGTGGAGCAAGTTCTAAGAATGCTATTGAAAAGCAAATTCTTGGACGTACTTCTGAACTTGTAGATCACACGCTTTTCTTCTCAGCACATTACCACCATTTTAATGTTATTGAAGATCGTGGTCGTTCCTTCTTTGGTTGTCCTGCTCTTGAAGCAGAAAAATCCTCACAGTGGTTCTATGACTCTTCTGGTGTGTGGTCTAAGCCAGGAATGTTAGGGCTGGTTGTTGGTCAGGCTGCTGGCAAGCGTGGATGGGATGAACTGTCTGTAATTTAATAAGGTAAGCATTTACTGCCGATTTAATTGGTAGTAAGTGAAATATAGCCGGGCGCTTACGAGCGACCCGGCTTTTACCTTATTTAGGTGGTATTCAGTGGAGGTCATTCAAGGTGCGTTAGATGCGATTGGGCCATGGATTGGAACTATTGGACCGTTGCCCTTGCTATTCATTGCTCTGGTTCGTGGGTGGCTATTAACACCAGCTTCTATGCAAAATGTTTTAAATTCGCAGGAAGCTAGAATTAAAGAAATTAAGGATAGCTATGAAGCAAGACTTGTTGACGCTAAAGAGCGTGAAAAGGAATGGAAAGATAAAGCTACCGATACTTTATCTTTATTTAACGAGCAGGGTAGACAGCTTGAGATTGTTACAGAGCTTGGAGAAACTTCTGTGAAGCTGTTAGAAGCAGTGCATATAGCAAGGTTCGGGCAATCGGAAGACCAAAAAGCTCGCGCTACACATGTCGTACGTCCAGGTAGGGAGGGCTAAATACGATGGCTAACTACGAACCGGACGACAGTAATAAGCAAGATTTAGATAACATTCAAGAGAAAATAGATCAGGCTAGACAAGAATCATCAGACCGATCAGAGAAGGTTGACGATTTAACTAGTAGGTTCCGAGAACTTAGGCGTCGTAATCACTTTCGCTTGATGTTGGAGGAAATTTTTAATGAGTAACGGGAGGCAACAGTGTTAGAATTATGGGGCGATATTGGCTTCCTTGTGTTTACTGCAAGCATTCTAATCTTCACGCTTCTATACTTCACATCTTCAAGATGGTATAAGTCTCTAGTAGCTACAATTATTGGATTATTCATTCTTAGCGTAGATATTATTTGTGTGTATCTAACCTTTAGAATCTGGGATCTTTCCTTTTTTGGCCTAGATTGGAATTGGGTACGACTAGTAATTTTCTGGCCGCTAGGTGGGTTGATGTTGACTTCAGTAGTTGCGTTTTTAGAAATTCAATTCGGTAAGCGTGGCGATAGATTACGTAAACGTCTATCTCGCCGCTATACCGATGTAAAGAGCGAGGATAATGTTAGAGAGGAGTGATTTTCTATGGCTACATCAAGAGCTAAGAAATCAGCAACAAACGTAGACGAGCCTGTACTAAATCAAGAAAATCCAGGAGTTTCTGAGACTGAACGACCTTCTACCGAGGAAGTTAAGAGTGCAGAAGTGCCTAAAATGGCTCCAGCTAATGAAGTAGACGAGACCGTAAGAAATCAAGAAAGCCCAGGCACTCATCAGGCAGTTAACCGTCAGCCTGAACCCATGATTGTTGAGGATTCTGCTGGAATTAAATATGATCTTAGCAAGACTCCACAACCTGAATTAGTTCAAGAAGACCGTGAAGCTGAGTTAAATCGTACACGTCAAACTGAAGGTGCTCTTAATGCCGCAGATTGGCGCGATGAAGATGCTGATGATGATCGTGAGTATGTAGAGGTTGAGTTTCTAGAGTCAGGATTTACTGTTAGCCGCAAGGTATGGAAGAAAGGCGAAGTTTTCAAGGAAGAAGATAATGAAACCTTCCGTGCCTACCATACTGATGGTGAAGGTGGCTACTGGTTTGATCAGAGCGCTGATGACCAGCGTAAGCGTTACGGTAAGGTATTCTTCGAGAAGAGGTAAGTAAAATGAGTCTAGTGCCACCTACTGTAGCAGAATTAGCTACATTCACTGGTAGAGCCAGTAATACTTTTAGTGCGTTCGCACCAGAGGCACTGACTCAAGCTACCTTATTGTTTTATTTTGCTACGGGGCTAGAAGGATATCCAGAAGATATTCAGCTAGCCTCCCTGGCGAGGTATGGAATTT